CAGCATGAAAAACGTGGGCATCTGCAATGGTGACCTGCTCATCGTGCGCCAGCAGCCGCTAGCCGAACACGGCGATATCGTGGTCGCACAGCTGAACGGCGAAACGACCGTCAAGCGGCTTTACCTCCAAGGACATACCATCGAGTTACAACCTGAGAACTCGAAATACCGGCCGATTGCCATCGGCCCCCAAACGGATTTCCGAATCGTTGGCAAGGTCTTGGCCGTGCGACGCGCGGATAAGCGCCAGAAGCCGAAATAGGCTCGCCTGATTTTGAAATCCGCAGCGGCGATTCAGGTCGCCGCTTCCGTGAGCGATTACCTAGAGGCGTCGGGCCGAAACCGCTCACACATCTTCGCTACTCTTGAGCCATCCCGACCTGCTTGACCGTTTGGCCAGTGCGACAGCACGTGCGCTTTCGCAAGGGTGCGCTGTGATCGGCAAGAGGCCGCCGCTTTCGACGCGTCGCCAACGGATCGCGAACAATTTCCAGTAGAGGGACAGCTCAGCACAACCGACAACGCAATGATCCTGGGAACTTCCACATGACTCGTAAATGCGCCCTCAGCCCTGCACGCCGGGCTTTGATTGACCTGATGTTCAAGACGTACTACGGCAGCATCGAGAATCTGACGGTTCGCGACGGCCAGCCCGTTCTTAAGCCGGCGCCGCGGGTCATCCGCGAGGTAAAACTGGGAGCGTCCAAGGCCAAGCGCCCTGTGAACACTCACGACGATTTCGCGCTCAAAGCAGAGTTCATTGACCTATTTGAGCAGATGGACGCTATTCAAAACGGCACGATCGAATGCATTGAAGTCCAAGCCGGACTTCCCTTCCGCATTCGCTTGCCCGAAGCGGCCTGATCCGTCCTTCGACAGAAAACAACCACCCGTCATTCCAAGCCAGACAACTCGCTGACCGCTAGGCGGAGGCGATTGTGGGCAGGGCCGAATAGAGGCTACTTGCGCACAATTTCCTCCGCCTTCGTATTTGGCCTTGCCCTCAGTCGCTTCCGCCGGCCCAACCCGGAGGGACCGATGACCGCTGTAACACAACCTGACCTAGAAAATCGCCTGGTAAAAAACCATGTGCGAAAAGTCGCCAAGCGACTGATCAAGCACACATTGTTTCTGCCGTCCGACTTTGAGGACATCGTCCAGGAACTGATGCTGGCCTTGGTGGAATCCAAGGACGACTACGAAGCGGAGAAATCGCCGTGGACCTACTTCGCATTCATGGTCGTGGAGCGCAAGGCGGCCTCGATGAGACGTGCCAGATCGGCCGCGCGCCGCGGCGGCACCATGATGATCGCCTCGCTTAATGTGCTCGTCCCCGACGAAGACGGACAACCGGTGGAACTAGCGCAAAAGATTTACCAGTCTGAAAGCGGCGCACGCCTTGGCATCGAGAAAGCTGATCCGCTTGAGCAGGTGGAGCAAGCGCTGAATGTGGAATCCGTGCGCGTGACGCTTCCTCGCGATCTGGCCGCGATCTGCGAACTGCTCAGGGAAAAGTCGGTTGCGGAGACAGCCCGCCAGCTCGGCATTCCGCGAACGACGCTCATTTCTCGGCTCGAAAAAATCCGTGATCTGTTTGTCGAGGCGGGCCTCGACCAGTGCGTCTGAACGGCAATTCAGAGTCAATTCCTGGAGTCGTGTCAAATGACAACCGCCACGATGCCTGTTTTGTTGAGAGAGCCGGCAGACGAGTATCACGCCAAGGCCGGTGAGTACCTCACCAGCCATCTTTTGGCTGATTTCCGCCGGTGTCCGCTGCTGTATCACCGCAAGCGCCGGGGCCTGGTGCCGATGGGCGAGGACTGCCCGGCGTTTCTCGTGGGCAGTGCTGCCCACACGGTGATTCTGGAAGGCGACGAGGCCTTCCGCCGGCGGTTTGCAGTCGGCGGGCCGGTCAATCCGAAGACCGGCCTGCCGTACGGGGCAGGGACCAAAGCGCGGACTGAATGGGAGGAAGCCCACGGCAAGGAAGTTTTGACCGAAGAGCAATTCGCAGTAGTCACCAGCATGGCGGCCAGTGTCCGCCTGCATACTGAGGCTAGACAACTGCTCTCAGCCGGTGAGCCGGAAGGCGTCGTGCGTTCCGAGTATTGTGGCCTGCCATGCCAAATTCGCATGGACTGGTTTGAGCCGCACATCGGCATCGTGGATTTAAAGACCTGCGATGACCTGGCGTGGTTCGAGGGCGACGCCCGTCGCTACGGCTATGCCTATCAGGCCGCATTCTATCGCGCAGTGCTGGCCCAGGTGACCGGCATCTATGTGCCGTTTCATTTGATCGCGGTGGAGAAAAAAGAGCCGTTTCGCTGCGGCGTCTGGCGCCTCAGCCAGGAAGTTCTGGCAATGGCCCAGAAGGAGAACGAGGCGGCGATGGACCGCCTCAAAGCGTGCCTGGAAAACGACGCCTGGCCAACTGGCTACGAAGAGCCACGGCTATTCGACTTCCTGTGACCGACTTGCGACCGCGGCAGGAAAAGGCGGGCAAGCGTAGACGCGTTACTAACTGCTGTTGCCGATCAGCCGCCTGCCGCGTCGCTTTTTTCGAACAACTAACGGGGAAACTTATGGGACTGCTTCAGCAAATTCAGCGCGGCAAGACGCAAATGCCGCCCCGCATCATGATCTACGGCACCGAGGGCGTCGGCAAGGCGCAGCCGTTGGACGCCAAGGTCCTAACACCCCGCGGCTTTGTGCCCATGGGCGACCTGCGAGTGGGCGACCAGGTAATTGGTTCCGATGGCAAGCCCTCGATCGTTTTGGGCATCTATCCCCAAGGCGAAAAGGAAGTGTTCCGGGTCACTTTCCGCGACGGCTCGACCACCGAATGTTGCGACGATCATCTATGGTTCACCCAGACCCGCTGTGAGCGGGACCACGGCTTGGCCGGCGCGGTGCGCACGCTCCGCGATATTCGCAAAACCCTGCGATATGGCACACATTTCAATCACGGTGTCCCTCGCTTGCACCCGGTGCATTTCGACACCGACGAAACGATCCATCCCATCGACCCCTGGCTACTCGGAATGTACCTGGGCGACGGATGCTCCTCCGGCAATAGCGTGCTGATCACTAATCCTGAATCTGACATCCAGCAAAAGGTTGCCGACGCACTGGAAGAGGGGGACGCCTGCACTGTCACGCGGGGAATGACGCTCCGGGTGAAATCAAAGCGCCGCACCAACCGTCCATCGCTTTTGAAGTCGGCGTTGGTTGAGCTTGGCATCGACGGCCTGATGGCCGACGAAAAATTTGTGCCGGCCATCTATCTTCATGCCTCAGTTGAGTACCGTTTAGCATTGCTGAAAGGACTATTGGATAGCGACGGCTTTGTTACCAAGCCCGGCGCCATCGAATTCTGCACGGTCAGTCCCCAGCTGGCAAAAGACGTGTGCTTTTTGATTCGCTCCCTCGGCGGATCAGCGAAGCAGACGGTCAAACAACCTCACTACACGCATCATGGTGAAAAACGGCAGGGACAACTCGCCTACCGGATCTTCGCCTCGTTTCCGGACGACATTGTGCCGGTCTCCTCGGCGAAACATACGTCCAAGTGGGCGGTTCCACAGTGGGCCATCCGACACACCATCCGCCAGGTCGAGTCGGCCGGCCGGAAGTTGTGCCAGTGCATCCGGATTGACGCGCCCGATTCGCTATATGTAACAGACGATTTTATCCTCACCCACAATAGCACGCTGGCAGCTGGTGCGCCGCGACCGATCTTCGTTCAGACCGAGGACGGCCTGAATGAGATCGATTGCGATAAATTCCCGCTGGCCACGACGTTCGATGATGTGCTGGCGGCTTTGGCTGAGCTTGCTACCGAGGAGCACCCTTACGAAACCGTCGTCATCGACTCGCTCGACTGGCTCGAGCGGATGATCTGGGACACCGTCTGCAAGCGCGAGTCGGCCACGACCATCGAAAAAGTGGGCGGCGGATACGGCAAGGGCTACATTCTCGCGCTCGACTATTGGCGACGGCTTATTGACCGCCTCGTCGCGCTGCATACGGGCCGCCACATGGTGGTCTTCTTGATCGCCCATGCCAAGGTCGAAAAGTTCGACGATCCCGAAGCGCCGGCCTACGACCGCTACTCTCCGCGCCTTCATCGCCATGCGGCGGCTCTGATCACCGAATGGTGCGACGCCGTGCTGTTTGCCACGCGCCGCTTTACGACGCGCACCGAAGACGCTGGATTCGGCCGCCAACGGGCCATCGCAGCGCCGATCGGCGCCGGCGGCGGCGACCGCATCCTGCGAACGGTCGGCGGCCCCTCGTGCGTCGCCAAGAATCGCTACGGCTTGAAACCCGAAATCCCACTGTCGTGGGACGCCATCGTCAGTGGCATCGCCGGCAGCACATCCAATTTCACCGTCACCCAACCCAACGCAACCCAATCAGGAGAACCACAGCATGGCTGATCTACAGGGATTCAACGCCAACAACGTTGACCCATCGACTGAGTTCGAACCGATTCCGGCCGGTAAGTATCTGGCCATGATCACCGAGTCGGAGTTCAAGCCGACCAAATCCGGCGCAGGCGGCTATCTGCAACTGACCTTTCAGATCCTCGAAGGCGAGTTCAAAGGGCGCTTTGTTTGGGCGCGTCTGAATCTCGATAACGCCAACTCCAAGACGGTCGCATTCGCTCGTGCCGAACTCTCGGCCATTTGCCGCGCCGTGGGCGTCATGACGCCGAAGGACTCGGTGGAGCTGCACAACCTGCCGCTGCTGATCACGGTCAAGTGCAAGAAGCGCAAGGACACGGACGAGCTCACCAACGAGATCAAGGGCTACGCCAAGCGCGAGGCGGCTAACGGTCAGCCCCAGCAGGCGGCCAACAGCACGCCTCCTTGGCGGCGGGCCGGCTAACAGAAGGAGGCAATAGAAGCAGTCATGGGATTGCGATCTCGGAACAAGGGGAAGCGGGGAGAGCGAGAGGCAGCCGCGGAAATAAGCCGGGTTTTGCGCACGGAGGCGCGCCGCGGCTGCCAATATAACGGCAGTGACGAGTCACCGGACATCATCACCGACATCGAGAACCTGCACTTCGAAGTGAAGCGCTCCGAGGTTTTTCGGCTGTATGACGCTCTCGACCAGGCAATGAGGGATGCCAATAGCCGCATTCCGGTCGTGCTGCACCGCTCGAATCGGCGGCCGTGGGTCGCGATCGTGCGCCTCGATGACCTGCCGCAGCTGGCGGTCACAGTGTACTTGTCTCTTGCGGCCAACAACTGAGGAGGCCAAGCGGCTGAATGGCAATCAGCGAATCGATTGAGCGCCCGGTGCATTACACGTTCTCGGCCATTGAGCCGATCGAAGTCATCGAAGCGTGGGAACTCGGTTATCACCTCGGCAACCTGGTGAAGTATGTAGCTCGCGCCGGGCGCAAAGGTGACCGCCTTCAGGACCTGCCTAAAGCCGCCTGGTATCTGCGGCGCGAGATCGAGCGCTTGGAGCGCGATCCAAAAGGCGCCGACGTCGAATCGACCGAGGAGGACGATTGCTCATTAATTTGTCCCTCGTGCAGTGGAACGGGCACGAGCCGATTTTCGAATCGGCCGGACGACTATGGTCCGCACTTTATCTGCGATTCATGCCGCGGAACTGGGATAGCTCGCCAAGACTAACGCCTGCATGCTCGAACTGCGTCCGTATCAGAAAGAGGCGGTCGATGCTGTCTATCGCCATCTGCGAGAGCGCGACACTAATCCGGTTGTCGTCATCCCCACGGCGGGCGGCAAGACGCCAATTCTGGCGACGCTATGCCGTGATGCGGTTCAGCTATGGGATGGCCGCGTGCTCGTCGTCAGCCACGTCAAGGAATTGCTACAGCAGGCGGTCGACAAGCTGAAAATCGTTTGTCCCGAACTGCCGGTCGGTGTGTACTCGGCGGGCCTCAACCGCCGCGACACGCGCGAGCGCGTGATCGTGGCCGGCATCCAGTCGGTCTATAAGCGGGCCTGCGAGCTGGAAGCGTTTGACCTGGTCATTATCGATGAGGCGCACCTCATTCCGACGGAAGGCGAGGGCATGTACCGCCAGTTCCTGGCGGACGCCAAGGTCGTCAATTCGCTGGTGCGGGTGATCGGCCTGACGGCAACGCCGTTCCGGCTCGACTCCGGCTCAATCTGCGCTCCCGATCACTTCCTGCACGAGGTCTGTTACGAGATCGGCGTCAAGGAGCTGATACGAGACGGCTATCTCTGTCAGTTGGTCACCAAGGCGGGCACCACAAAAGCCGACACCTCAGTCCTTCACGTTCGCGGCGGCGAATTTGTCGCCAGCGAAGCCGAGGATTTGATGGACCGGGACGGCCTAGTCGAAGCGGCCTGCCAGGAAGTCGTCGCGCACACCGCGGATCGCCAGGCGTGTCTCATCTTCGCATGCGGGATCAAGCACGGGCGTCACGTCGTCAACACGCTCCGAAAGACACACGGCATTGAGTGCGGCTTCGTCTGTGGCGATACGCCGAGTGGCGATCGGGACGAGCTGTTGGCCCGTTTCCGCGGCCAGACGGATGGCCAGCTTTTCTCGCAGCCGGCGCTCAAGTATCTGTGCAACGTCAACGTGTTGACAACCGGCTTTGACGCGCCGAACATTGATTGTGTGGTGCTGTTGCGGCCGACCATGTCGCCGGTCCTTTTTTATCAGATGGTCGGCCGCGGGTTCCGCCTCCATGCGGGCAAACAGAACTGCCTGGTGCTCGATTTCGGCGGCAATGCGGTGCGCCACGGGCCGGTTGATCAGATCAAAGTGAAGGACAAGTCGGCTGGCACCGGAGAAGCGCCTGCCAAGGAATGTCCGCAATGCCATTCGGTGATTGCGCTGGGCTATGCCCGCTGCCCCGACTGTGGCTACGAGTTCCCGCCGCCGAAACGCCCGAGGCACGAATCACAGGCCAGTAGTGCCGGAATCCTGTCGGGCCAAGTGACGATTACCGAGTATTCGGTCAGCGACACGCACTATTCCGTCCACGTTAAACGCGACGCCTCAGAGAGCGCGCCGCGCTCCATGCGCGTGGAGTACAAGATCGGCTGGCACCAGTACAAGTCGGAGTGGATTTGCTTTGAGCACCGCGGCTATGCCCGTCAGAAGGCAATTGCCTGGTGGAAGCAGCGCTCTCCTGATCCGGTCCCCGACAGCGCCGAACGAGCTGTCGATCTAGCGAACTCCGGCGCTTTGGCGCCCACGCACAAGATCACCGTGCGTGCAGTCGCCGGCGAGCAGTATGAGCGCATCATCGACTATGAGCTCGGGCCGATGCCTGAGCCTTTGCCCGTCGAGGTCTATGAAACGTTCGAAGAAGAGATTCCGTTCTGAAATATGCCCAAACCCGTATCACCGACGGCTGAAATCAAAACGATCCGCAGCCTAGAGTCGCAACTCACAGCGGCCCGAGCTCAATTGCGCTTGGAGCGTCAGAAGCGCGGCCAGGCAGAGGACGAGCTGGCCCGCGCTGAGCAGAACCTCGAGACGGTGTTAGCCACGCAGGGCCGGTTTGCAGGTCGCAAGCTGCAACCAGGCAGCCGACAATCGCGCGGCAAGGCGACTGCGATCCTGTGTTGCAACGACTGGCACGTCGAAGGCTGCGTGACGCGAGAGTCGGTCGATGGTGCCAACGAGTTCAACCTGACGATTGCTGCCCAGCGGATTACGCGGACGTGGCAGAAGGCTCTATACCTGCTGGACTTTGCCCGCAACATCTCAAATATCCGCGAGTTGGTCGTCTGGCTCGGTGGCGATCTGATCAACGGTGCCATTCATCAGGAGCTTGAAGAGGCCAACTTCCTCGGGCCGACCGAAGCGGTGCTTTATGTGCAAGACCAAGTCGCTGCAGGTCTGGACCTATTACTCCGTGAGGCTGACGTCGATCAGTTGACGGTTGCCACAAGCTTCGGCAACCACGGACGCACAACGCCGCGGCGGCGAATTGCTACCGGCTATCGCCATAGCTGGGAATGGCTGGCGTATCAGAACCTGGCTCGCCACTACCGCAATCGTCCAAAGGTCGCGTTCAAAGTCGAGCCTGGCTATCACAACTGGCTCAGCATCCAGGGCTACGACGTTCGCTTCCATCACGGCGACGCCGTGCATTTCGGCGGCGGCGTTGGCGGTGTGATGATCCCACTGCGAAAGAAAATCGCGCAGTGGAACAAGCGCCGGCGAGCGCACCTGGATGTACTGGGCCACTTTCACCAGTTCATCGACGGCTGGGACTTCGTTGTCTGCGGCTGCCTAATCGGCTACGACGCTTACGCCATCGAGATTGGCGCCGAGTTCCAGCAGCCGACGCAGACATTTCTCGTGATCGATCGGCAATACGGCAAGGTGCTTTCCGTTCCCATTTTCTGCGGCTGACATGACCAAACAACCGCTCCTTTACATCGCTGGGCCGTACACGCATCCCGATCCGGTCGCCAACACGCGCCGCATGGTGAAGATCGCCGATGCGCTCATTCCGCGCGGCGTCACGCCGCTTATCCCGCACATGACGCTGCTATGGCACATGGTGCGGCCACGGTCCTACGACTTCTGGCTCGAATACGACCTGCGGCTCGTTGAGCGCTGTGATGCCTTGCTCCGCGTGCCTGGCGCTTCGCGTGGCGCCGACGCCGAGGTCATTCATGCCCGCGATTTGGAGATTCCGGTTCTGCAGCCGGTTGGAGGCCGCATTAGCGACTGCGTCAGTGCGGTCAGGGATTGGATTCTGAACTCTTACGAGGAGGGCTAAATTGACTAGCAGCGAAATTGATCGTTCTGACGCGGACACCTGTGTTACGGGCCATTGCGATCCACAGTCGCCGGCGCCTGTCTGTCCCGACTGTCAATGCTGTTTGTGCTGCTGCCGCTGTTCGCCGGGCGAGGGCTGAGACCAGGCCCAACACCTTGCCATCTTTAGCGATCGCACTGCTCAGTGTGTGACCCCGGAACAATCCGGGCGATTCCACACCAG